CGGCTGCTGTATAGGTCTGGACGAAGAATTTACTTAGTGGATTCACTTATTCCGGAGCCTATTCGAGAGTAGATACCCTGCAACAAGACCCACAAGAAGTGGCTTCTTAGTGTCTTTGAGGTTAGCTAAACCGCGAACAAACTCTTCTTTGTCGGCTTGGGACTCAGCCCGATTAAGCCGGTTAACAAGTGCAATCATAATTCCTCCAGAAGAAGGTGCAAGGTACAGCAGCAGGGTTCCGGGTTTCCCCGGCGTCAAACCCAAGGATAAATGAAAAAGCCCCCATATAGGGGGCTAAATCATTACTTCTTTTCCTTCTTTTTCTCCCGCTTTTCCTCGGCTTTTTCGCCTTTTTTGCCTTCCTTCTTTTCGTGGGCTTTTTCCTTCTTTTCTATGCCCTTGATAATTTTCTTATCGATAGCTATGTCTTTACGCATAGTTTTAGGGTCGGCTTTTTTGCCATGAGCTTTGTCTTTTTTCTCAAACTCTTCTTTTTGTTCTTTATCAAGCTTTCGAGTAAGATAGGCATCAACGGGTTCGTCTTTAGACTTGACGTATTTGCCCTTCATCATTTTAGCTTTAGGCTTCTTCATTTTTATCCTTCCCACAGCCACATCCACCGCAGGCGCAGGTGCTTACTTCTTCTTGCTCTGGCGAGCTGATTTGCACGTGTTGCAACGACATTTGCATCCTTTCATAGGCTTATTTTTAGTACAGGAACATCCACAAGAAGCACACATTTACTTGCCTTTCTTGTTCTTCAATGCTTTGAAGTCAGCCCCTGTAATCTTTCCCTTAGGGTTAGCCGCTCCGGCGATCTTCTTTTGCTTTGGGGAAAGGTTCTTGCCCTTGCCAAATCCTGGTTCACCTTTTTTCTTACCGCATCCGCATACAGCACACATTACTTCTTACCTTTCTTAGGGGCCGGTACTTTTTTCTTGCCCTTACCTTCCGGCACACAGTTAGGGACCTTTTTACCGCCTTGACTCTTAAAGCCTACTTGGACGTATCCGTCCCAGCATGGATTATTTTTTGCCATTTTTCTTCTTCACCTTCTTGGGTAGTTTCTTACCCTTAGGAGTCTTCTCTTCCCACTCTTTAGCCATTTCTGGGTGCTTAGCGTACATGAACTTTCTTTGAGCCTGAGACTTGAAAGGCATACTAACCTCTGCCTTCTCTAGGTACAAATGAGGTGTAGTTAGCGTATTGCTGGAACTGCGGGTCATTTATGAGCTCTTCTGGGTTGACTTGGTTACAGTCGATTGTGAAGAGGGTATAGTCATCGGTAATGATTCCCTTAGGGAAAATCTGCTTTACCGTAAATACTTGATCTCGAAATACTACTCGATCTCTTAGGTAGGCATCGGGATTAGTAGGGAGGTATTTTAGCTGGGGTATGGTGCGAGCTTCTCCGCCGGATAAGCTTGAACCGTCGATAATATCCATGTTTATAGTGATGCGTAAAACGTCAGTGTTGTAGAAGCCTCGTTCACTTTGAACGGTAACGCCTTGAAACAAGGCAGCATTTACTACAGGAATGGTGTGTGGACCTTCCCATCTACGACCGCCTCCAACGCTGCTTCCTACATCGTATATAGCGTCAACAACGGTAAGGTCTTGATCGTATAGCCACCACTCTATTTCGTAGCCTACAGTGCGAACAACTTCTTTTGTGGTACCAGAGATGATAGAGCCACGTTCGTGCTGAATACTAAAACGGCCCTCTCGTCTCTCTCCACGCATCTATTACTCCTCTGAAGCCGGTAGAGTAAACGCGTCTGTTTCTGAATTATAGGTAGATCCTACCGCAATTCCAAAATCAGCTAGAGGAAGCTTATCTGAGACGTCTTTTATTACGGGTTCACTTAGAAAGATAGCTGCTAAACGCTCGTCTGTGTGGAGAACGTCTACGACTTCTCCATCAATAATGAACGCAAGCTTTACTGGCGGTAGAGCTGACGCATCTCGAACTTGTTGTTCTGGCTCTTGTTTTGGAGTTTCTGGAGTAGTTTCTTCTGTCATAGCTCTTCCTTATACATAGATTTTCCAACTGGTTCCCACTTGTGTAATGGACAGCTTGCATTAGGGAGCTTAGTTTTAAGCTTCATGATGCATCCGCACTCTTTACATTGTGTAGTTGCTTTAATAAACTTATCGCAACCCTTGCAAATTTCTAGACGCTTTTCAGCAATATCAGTCTCTACTCGACCAATATTTTTATTGAACAGGTCCCAAGGACGGGCTGGTCTCTCACTCATTCATGCTCCTTATATAGTACCTAAAAAGTTATCTACAGTTGATCCTTGACTTCCTGCAGAGGGGGCCTTAATTATACCCACAGAGGTTCCCTTTGTAGGACTTGTAGGGGTATGGTTTACAGTGGTTAATAGTGTGCCTCCTAGGTTTGCCGCAGAATATGCTCTAGAAGTGATCGTGTTTCCACTAGTGCTTACGTACACAGAACCGACGGTTGTATAGCCAGTTGTATTGCTTGATATGGTGGACGAAGCTGCAGACACTACGCTATTCGACACCGAGCTTACAACTACTAATGCAGTGGTATAGGTAATAGTAGTTACCCCACCGCTGTAAGTAACTCCGCTACAGCATCCAGCAGGGGTACAACCTGATCCTGTGCAAGTTGCCCCACCTTGATCACAAACCGTATCATTATAGCTTGCGTCTACTACGCTACCGCAACACCCGGTAGGTGTGCATCCAGCGCCAAAACAATAAGCTATATTTGCATTACATACCGGTGTGCCAAAACCATACCAATATTGAGGCTGGTTCTCCAGCTTACCGCAGTCGCATCTACGCCGCGTTATAGAACCGCAACTGCAATTGTAATTTACGGCTTGAGTAGATGTAGAACAGCTACAGTTATAACTTCTATTTACGTTAGAGGTTGTGCAACTACAGCTATAACTTCTGTTTACGTTCGAGGTAGTACAGCTGCAGTTATAGCTACGATTCACATTAGAGGTTGTACATCCGCAACTATAGCTGCGATTAACAGTAGAGGTCGTACAGCTACAACTTACAGTACTGCTTCCCGTAGATCTAGCGCAGCATACGAACTGTCCGTCTCCGCAGGGACCTCCAATACCGGCACAGTTAGAGCAGCCTACTTGACTCCAACCTCCACCACTGAGTCCAGCACAGCTGTTTCCGTCATTAATTACATATTGTGTTTCTCCAGGGACAGTTACTGTTCCAGAACACTGACCAGCATTAGCACAAGCTGTGCTGCTGTAATTTGTCTGGCTTTCTTGACAGGTTGCAGTTCCAGCGCACTGGCCAAATGATTGACAGCAACTATTGTTATAGTTAGTTTGAGTCTCTTGACAGGTAGCGCTACCTGAACACTGACCATTGCTTTGGCAGCAAGTGCTACTGTAGTTAGTCTGACTTTCTTGGCAAGTGGCCGTTCCAGAGCATTGCCCGTTATTTTGGCAGCAAGTGCTACTGTAGTTAGTTTGGCTTTCAGTACAAGTGGCGGTACCGGAACATTGCCCATTGTTTTGACAACAAGTGCTGCTATAACTAGTTACTTGTTCGTTGCAAGAAACAGATCCAGAACACTGAGAATTATTTTGGCAGCAAGTGCTGCTATATGTAGTTGTAGTCCCATCATTAACGCAGGAAGTAGAGGCGCAGCCTGCAGAACAACCGCTAGGGGTACAAGTACATCCGTTACCGTTACAGTAACAGCTAGCAGTTCCAGTACACGCAGTTCCTCCTCCAAAAGGACCAGAGCATGCATTTGTAGACGTGAACTGTTGAACGGTATTACATGGAGTTGTAGTGCTAGTAAAGCAGCTTCTTCTTGCTATAGTTACAGTTCTTGTAGAAGTAAAGCATGATCCAGTTATTGGAGTTGTATTAGAGCTACTTGTATAGGACGGATAACTAGCCCACCAAGATCCAGAGTCAGTTATCCAGAACGTTACTCCCGTACCGCCAGTAACATCTGCTTGAACTTTAACATCAGTATTTCCAAGATTTGCTGATGCTATTGGGTAAGTAGATGCAGCATCGTCCGCAATAGCAGTATTGCTACCACTAACTCTCCAATTACCTCTAAGGGCTGTCCAAACCTGCCCAGAATCAGCAGTTCCTAAACCAGTTACTGTGGAAGCCCTGTTAAATGCGTCTTGAATTTTAGAAGCAAACCATTGTTTCCATTGTCCACCGACTTTAACGAATGCAGAAGTAGCGACCTTCCATTGGCCGCCTACTTTTACAGAAAGACCTGTTGCGGTCCTCCAGACACCGTTAACTCGAGATGAACCTGGCATTATACGTACTGCACCCAGATGTCCCCATCACTACCGCCTGTAGGGGCATTGGTAGAGACAGTTATATTGCGAACAACGTTAGATGAAGTAGATGCGGTTGTAACTTGACCGTTCACAACATTTACTGCACCGATTGCTGATGGGGTAATACCTAAAGCAGCTGGGTTTAGTTGTGGACTTCCAAAAGCTTCCCATTGAGAAGTTGCATTATTCCAACGCTTAATAGCCATTAGTTAACTCCATACACTAGGGCTGTGCCACCAGAAAACGTTCCGGTAGACAGAGAGATAGTCATTTTTGTTAGGGCTGCGACCTGTGTGAACGCATTATTAGCGTTTAGCATAGTTACTACATCCGAGGTGTTGGTATAAACCCCACGTAGTTGACCCCAAGCAAAGCTAGTTGTATCTTGAGTATCCACGATTTCAACAGAAAAGTGATTAGTTGTTATCCCAGACTTTACGTTAGTAATGCTAAATAGAGCTGTTCCAGAAGCATAATTAACCACGTTATCGTTTAGTGTGATGTTTACTGTGGCGTTTGCAGACGGACGAACTCCACGGAACACTACGTACACGTCTTTATATGCAGATGAAATAGAAATATCAGTAGTGCTACCAGAAAGAGTAACCTGAGAAACTAAGTTCTTTCCAGCATTGTTTTGAACATCTGAATCTATCCAGATATCGCCATCGGTAGGTGTTGTAGGTTGATTGGCGCCTATGAAGACGCGCTTGCCAGCGTATTCGTCAGTGAACGATATAGGTCCTAACGGCTGGCCGTTATTTTGGACCGCCATTACGAGACCTCAGAACCGAAAGCTTGGAAGGTTAAGTTTGCAGTAGACGCAATTACTGTAACTGTGTCTGTTGCAGAGAGGGTTAGACCAAGGGTAAAGGTGGTCGTAGTGTTAGCTGGAATAGCTGTGTCAAACGCAAGGTACTGTGCGTTAGCTAACGCAGCGTTGTCTTCACGAACTGCTATGCGGTAGGTTGCGGCAGTAGTTCCGCGGTTACATATGACCAGGGTTGATACCACAGCCGAGGTGGCAGCAGGAACCGCATATAGCTGGGTTCCGCCAGATACGTTTGCGGCCGGGGCAACCTGACCTAAGATCTTATACGTTGTCGGCAAGAGATTGCTCCTTAGAGTAGAATTCTAGATTCGCCGTAAGGCGAGAGTCATTCGGGCTCAATTCTACGGCTTTGGTTCCGTATTGAAATGCCTTATCGAACAAACCTAAGCGATACGAGGCTATGGCCGCGTAATCCCAGGGAGCCGATCCCCAGGCAAATTCTTCACATAAATACTCTAAAGGCTTTTCTGTTATCTCCAGGGCGCTCTCTGCAGCGTCTAGACAGTCAAACCAACGGTTATTTTCGTAGTAAAGCTTGGCTAGCTCTACGTAACCCTCTCTACGATCTGGGGCTTCTTCTACAGCTTTCTTTAACCAATCTTCTTTTTCTACAAAGTCTTCCATCATTTTAGCTATATACCTCATCGATGCTGCTCGTTCCGGTTTCCATACCGCCTTTGGTAAGGAAAGATGTCGTTTAAACTCTTCTACGGACTCAGCAAACTTTCCGTAGAAGAAAAGCTCTCTGGCAAAGTAAAAAGCGTTGCGATCGTCATATGGGTCTTCTTTTACAGACTGAGCAAGTAGTGGGAAGTATTGAGATCTAGGCTTTGTGTTATCAGCGTGATGGTGGATTTGTAAGGTTGTCCACCCTTGAACTTCATCCATACGATCAGTAACCAGTACCTCATGAACCGGATGTTTCCACCTATACCCGTGTCGTCTGTGGATTTTGTCCCCGCCGTATTGTAGGCCTGGGCTTCCATCCTCGTTCCAATTCCACGTATATTGGTACCTAGGTCTGGTTATGTTTGTGTTGGAGAGGGCCTCTAATTCCTTACGCCATCCAGGAACTAGAACCTCGTCCATATCAAGGGCTATGCAAAAATCAATATCACTTGGTAGTAGGGCTAGAGAAGCATTGCGAGCATCATCAAACCTCCAAGGCTTGACGCTAATTGTGTGGCACACAATTCCTAGGCTCTCAGCTACTGCCTTGGTATTGTCTGTAGACCCGGTATCGGCTATGAGCAAATAATCTGCTTCTTTAGCGGATTCATACCAAGACTTTATAAACTGCTCTTCGTTTAGTGCTATCGTATAGACGGCTATTTTCATGCCCTCATGCTCCAATTATTCTTCTGGGTAAACTAAGTCGTAACCTACGACCACTCCTTCATCGTTCTTTACTTCGAACTTTTCTGCCCCAGTTTCTGGGTCAATTCCTAGGCTTGTGCGAATCATGAGAACCTTCCCCAAACACTTACTGTGCTGGATGACATAGACGATATTGTTGTAGGTAGATCTGTTTGAGCAGCCACTGCTCCGGTAATTCTTGGAGATAGTGTAGACATAGTTGCAGGTACTGAGCTCCAAGCAAGCTGTAGATTTCCTGGAGTAGATGCCAAGACTATAATTCCAAGAGCGTATCTAGTTCCAGCAGTCAAGGTATAGCTTGCAGGAAAACCACCAGTGGTGTCTAGAGTTCTTGTATAAAGAGTGTTAGTAGTTCCAAATAGTGTTGGATCAGTAGCGGTTCTAGCCACTAATGTAGCAGTGTTTCCTGAGACTGTGTAAATACCAAAACGTATTAATGAAGCTCCTGTTGTAGCTATGTTTGCTGAAGCAACGCTAATAGAGGTAACTGCGGCTTCCCAAGATGGGGTAAACATAGTTAAATAAACGGTTCCAGAGGTAGGGGTTCCTGTGAAATTACCTATGCGTGGGTACACATCTACTATAGAAGTAGTTTGATTCATAGGGCCAGCATTAGCTACTAGAGGGTTGCTCCAAACTAATCCCGTAGTCTCATCAGACTTTGCCGATAAGAATAGGCCATTTGCGCCAACTGCTAGGTTGTCCACTGCCCCATTTGCTGTAGCGGCAAGTAAATCTCCCTTTGCCGTTACAAGGTGAGTTCCTAGAAGAGTAGTAGTTTCTGCAGGAACTGTAACTGTTACATCAGCTACAGGATCTGTAAATGAGAGGGTAGTCTCAAAATCATTTGCAGTGCCTTCGACAGTTATGGAAGAGTCTGATAGGTATAGGCCTGAAACTGTTGGGCTAGTTAAAGTAAGCCCGGATACTGTAGCGGCAGTTCCTCCAAGGGATACCGAGGTAGAGCCAATGGTTACGCTAGAGTTAGCAAGCTTTACGTTAGTTACGTTAGCATCAACAATCTTTGCGGTAGTTACTGTGTTATCTGTAGGGGTGCGGGTATCTGAAAGACGAGTATCAGATCCGTATACAACTTCTGTTGTAGACGCATTGCCCGTTGCTGGGATATTCTTTGTAGAGGCGGTTCCAAGACCAGTTACCTGAGTATTAGCAATGCTTAGAAGCGATTGATCTAGACCAAGAATTGCGGAAGATGCAGTCCCAGTATTTGTTATAGGGCCGGTTACGGAGATTACTCCGGAAGGACCGACAATCTGTCCTGCGCTATACCAACCTTGAATATCGCTCCACACATAAATATCACCATCAGAATCCACAATGTATGCGTCATTCTGTGTAGGTGTTGGGGTCGTAGGTAAGTTTGCTGGAGTTGCAACGCTACCAATTAATTTAATTGGAATACCTTGTGGACCAGTTGGACCGGTAGCACCCGTTGGGCCTGTTACTGTTGAGTCAGCTCCGGTTGGTCCTGTTGGGCCTGTTGGACCTTCTGGTCCTGTAGGACCAGTTACTGTTGAGTCAGCGCCTGTAGGTCCGGTTGGTCCGGTTGGGCCAGTAGGGCCTGTGGGACCAGTAGGGCCTGTTGGTCCTGTAGGACCAGCGGGAACTGTAAAGTTATAAATAGCCGCTGTTGGAGTTCCAGAGTTAGTTACAGCGGCAGAAGATCCAGGGGCACCAGTTGTTACAGTACCAATAGTTGCGGTAGAGCTAGGGCCAGTTGGGCCGGTTACACCGGAAGAATAAGGAAGGGAGTTCCAAAGCTGAGTTCCATTACCGACTTTAAAGCGTCCGGTATCGTATTCATAACCTACTTCACCTTGAGCAAGCAAAGGGTTATTAGAGGACCATGCAGCAGCGGTATCGCGGCGGAATTGAATTTTAACAGCCACTTATGGTCTCCTAACCAAGAACGTTTCCGGCATCAATAGTTGGTGCGCCACCGTATATTGTATTAGCTGCGCCGCCATCTATGTTCTGAAAGATTGGGCCAGTTGGTCCAGTAGAACCTGTAGGACCTGTAACACCTTGTAAACCTTGTGGTCCAATTGGACCAGTCGGACCAACAGAACCTGTTGGGCCTGTTACTCCTTGAGCTCCCTGCGGACCTGTGGGTCCCGTTGGTCCAATAGGACCTGTAGGGCCAGTTGCTCCCTGAGACATGCTGATACGCCAAACAGAGCCGTCCCAGTACCATGTCTGATCCCCGACTGTAAATGTTTGATTTAAAGTGGGGGAGTTAGGGAAATCAATGGGCACATTACTCCCAAATCTCTAGCTCAGGATTTAGAGGAGCATCACCGTTAACTAATTTCCATGCTAAATACTGTGAGCTGTCTTCGTCAACTCTTATCGGAAAGCCCACAGAATCAAAGGTAAAGATTATTCCATCTGGACTTTTTTCAAATTTAGGCGTTGTCATTTTTCTCCTTAGAATGGGTTATTAAATACCCAAACACCTTGGTTAATAGCGTTACTGTATACATTGCCAGCCTGAAGAACAAGAAATTGGTTTGAAGATCCGGTAGTTGATACATGCCAAGTATTTAAATCTATCTGATGATTGATATCGGGGACAAATTCATTAACATCTATAACATCAAGAATAGTAACCTTATATGTAGTTGGGTTTATAGAAAATTTTACAAACTCATATCCTGAAGTAGTCATGGTAATCCAAGTATCAACACCTATGGGCCAAACCATGTTGTTACTCCAGGATCTCCAACTGGGTTGTGGATCAGCAGTCTCATCTACGCGAGTTATGGTATTTCCGTTTCTAACAAAAATATTTCCATTTGAAGGGTAGTAAATTTGACGATTATTAGAAAGTTCTAAACCCCAACCATCAAATAGGGCGTCTCCTCCATCGAAGCCTACAGCAGAAAAATTCCCAGTTACATCGTACCCCCCAGCTAAATTAAGTAAGTCATAGTGTGGGCATCCTGCGCTGTCACGAAAAACACGCATTCCAGCACCTGCTTCTGGGGAATTGTTTGCTGCCCCAAACTTATGCTTTACAGGCCAAGTAACGCTATACGCTTGTCTAGACCCAACGGAAGGCGCCTCACTTTGCACTAACGCAACTGAGGTACCATTAAATGAGTAGCTTATTCTTCTAAATAAACCCGTTGCAGTGTCGTATGTTTGAGCGTGATGATAAGCAATTCCAGTAGCATTATTGTAATTTCCCGGAGCATCTGTATTATTTTGAGGTTGTGCTTGAGGACCACCTGTAATAGTAGTTGCAGTAGCGGCTACAGCATTGTTGGCAATTCGAAATGCAGTAAATGAATTAGAACCGGCAGCGGGTGAGGTGTGCTGGTGCATGACGTACTTGCCTTGAGCATTTACAGTTCCAGTATCAATATTAGTGCTTGTAGAGCTAGTTAAAGTTATGCCTGCAGCGCCAGTACCAACAGTAATTGCGCCCGTTGTTTGATTTACTCTAAATGGAAGAGCATATACTTCAGCATAAGCGTCGTTTATAGCGTAATGACGGGAGGTAGAAACAAAGTCTCCGCCGCCCAGGTTAAAAGTTCTTCGATAAATAGTAGAACTTTGTGTGTAACCCACTGCAGCAGAAGTAGTAAATCTAGCAGAACCTGGATGTACTACTTTAAAATCAATTGGTTTCCTATAAGCACGAAAGTCTGCCCCAGGATGTTGACGCCATGTAGGTTTTTGTGGTTCAGATTGAATTTTAGAAAATTGACCTAAAAATGCACCATCAGTCATTTTATCCAACTCCTGTCATTGGGTTTTTGTACACACGTATTGTTGGCCAGTAGTTACGGTCTTGAGTATGAACCATTACAATAAATTGATTATTACTTCCTGTAACACCGTTACCAAACCACACAGCTCCAGCATCCCAGTTTTGACCTCTTTGCATAGTGCGATTAAAGAAGCTTTCTATAATTGTAACTTTGTAAGTATTTGGGTCAATTTTAAACTTTGTCCAGTGACGATCTCCTCCTGTAGAGCAGGAGATCCAAGTATCTACTCCCACTGGTGTGGCATAATAACCAAAGTCATTTCTAGATACGTCTAGCCAGTCTGCAGTGGCTGAAACATCAGTCAAAACGTTTCCGTTTCTTAAAATAACTCGTTCATCTTCAGTCCATATAATTTGACGTCCATTTGAAAGGTCAAATCCATATGCCCTAAACGGACGATCAAATACTCCCCCACAAAATGACGTATCTACTGTAGAGGCTACTACTCCAGTGTTGTTAATAATATCAAAACGCCCATACCCATTATTATCTAATCTATAGCGGACTACTCCTAAAGTAGAAGAACCAAAATACCCAGTATTATATTGGCTATAGTTAGTTACTACATAGTTTGTCCCACCTTCTCCTTGAGAAAAAGTAGAAACAACTGCATTACCTTTAACGTTCCTTACTGTTGATAATGTAGTTCCATTATAAGAAGCAACTAAATCCACATAACTTCTTGGAGTGGATTCTTCATAAGCATTCATAACAAAGTATGCGGTGTTGTCTCCGTTTGCCCTTGTAGTACCTAACATATAATTATCATAAGAACGCACAGGTAAGGCAGAAGTACCTACGTTTATAAAGGACTGTCCAGTTACAGTGTTGCCTGCAACATTACACGCAGAAATAGTGCCACTGTTATAGGTTAAATTAGGTGGGCCACTAAAGTCGCCAAAACTAAACACATATGTCCCAGAAATTGCCCAAGCTTGTGTACTTGAAGTGGTCGTAGTGTTATTTAGGTTACCCCAAATTCTAGCACCGGTACCTTCAGTTATTACTCCTGTTGTTTGATTAACAGTAAAAGGTTTTACATAAACTTCTGTAGAGTACGTTTCTGGAGAGGTTCTTAAAATAGTAAATTGAGAGGAGGCGTATGAAAACTGGCCCCCACCATGGTTAAATAATCTATGGTCCTGAATAGTTCTAGGAACAATGCAATTATTGGTGTCAAACCCTGTAGCTAACATGCGCTTTGAGTCTACTAATGCAAACGGGGAATCAGCATATCCGTTTGGTCCCCAAGCGCTATCTGGCCTAATAGTTGTACCAAAACCCCTATTGGCAGATTTCTTACGAGTTTTAACTAATTCATTTAGTGGAAGTATTCCGTCCATTTATCTTCCTTGCCTTCCGTGTCTTATAACCCTAATTTTTGCTCGAGTACTCATGTTTAGCTCGCTTGGAGTAACAGTTAAGAAAAACTGCCGATCAGTACCAGTCATGAGAAGACCGCTATTATTGTAAGCAGCATTTATTCGATTAAGAGTTTTAGTGCCCCAATTAATATTAAAACTGTCTAAGTATTTAACCTCTAGCGTTGCTGGATTTATGTAAACTTTTATCATTTCAACTGGGGTTACAACATTTGGGAGCCACCAAGTGTCTTGAGCTACAGGATTCATTTTAATAGCCAGATTTCTCCCACTACCAGGTATTACTAGGCCAGCAGTAGGGCCTTTTCTTATTTGTTCAGTAACATTTGTTACTGCGTATCCGCTTCCAGGAGTTCCAATTCTAAATACATGGGCATCTCTAGTAAAAATTAGGGTTGTTCCATCAGATAGTTGGAGTCCATTAATATCTGGATAATGAACCTGTGGATTTCCCCCCAGAAGAGTATTTCCATTTAGGGTTGAAACCGGGGCTAAAACATTGTCAAGAGCTTGAAATCTTGTTGCCCCAGCACTAGTCACAAACTGTCTAAAACCTACAGTAGCTACAGCGGTTCCCGCCTCAAAATTAGCGCTCCATTGAGGAGCAATAGGAGTTGTACAGTGCCATTGACTTAAACTGGTGTTTGTAGCATCTAAAGCATTTTCTCTTACTTTAGTAAGAGTAGTACCATTGTAAGAGTATACAAGATCATACGCACCAATTTGAGTTCCAGACGAGTTATGCGTTCTCGCTCCTGGAGCAAAATAAGATGTGTTACCGTTTCTAGTTACAGACTGCTCATGGTTATTATTATAAGAGGCGTGTGCTAGTGGCGCACCCACGTTATTTGCTGCTCCAGCAACTTGAGATTGTATACCAGATACGGTGTTATTAGATACTGTCCAAGCGGCTATGTAAGTTTGCCCTAAATAACCGAAAAACCATGCATGGCTTCCCGCGCCACCCCACATTGAGGTTGAGGTTTCTGCACCAGAGGCACTATTAAAGATAACTTGAGCGCCAGTACCAACAGTAATTGCACCCGTTGTTTGATTTACTTGAAAGGGTAATACATACAGCTCTGCGCCAGACGGACTTCCTTGACGATAGTAGTTAGTTGCGGCAAAAGAATACTGATTTCCGCCGTGATAGTAAGTTCTGTTATAAACAACTGAGTTTGACTGCACTCTAGTTGCCGTGTTTAATGCCGTAGTAGTAACAAGTTTAAGGTCTACTGTTGGGTCCCCAAATTGAACTAAGTCGGGATAGGGACGGAGCCAATCTCTAGATTTAGTTTGTCGACCTTCTAAAGACTTTTCTAACTTAGCAATTTCGTTAAGTTTGTAGATATCGTTAGACAACTTCTACTCCTTACTAAGCCGCGGCTATAGTGGTTATGTTACCGTTCGCGTCAGTGGTCACAGTATAGCTGGTAGTGACCGCAGTTCCGCCCACTGTTACTACTTCCTGGAAGGAAGCTATGTAGCCGGAGGCATTATAGGTAATGTTTTGGACCGTCTTATTTGCCGATACTTTGTACTTAGTTAGGCGGTTAGAGGCATCGTATGTGTAATCGCCAGAAACAATCGCTGTTTGAGTGATTAATGAGCGATCTTGAGCGTCTACATAAGCCTTAGTAGTAGCGTGTCCAGAAGTTGTTGGGGTAGCTACTGTTGCGGTGCCTGTTACAGTAAGGGTGCTTGAGAAAGAACCGGTTGAGGCGCTAATACCTGAAAGGGTAAGGCCGGCCTCAGAGAAGTTTACTGATGCGGTTGGCTTAGTAACGGCATTGTCAAAGAATTTAAATAGGCCGTCAGATGCATCTCGAACCGCTCCAGCAAATACTCTACGAGCTGAAACGCTTGCGCTACCTGCTGGGGAAACCGCAGCTGAGGTTACGTTAGCGTTAGTCTTAGCGTATGTAAATGTAGTGGCAAGAGGAACAGCAATAATTGAGTAGGTTCCGTCAAATGTAGCGTCAACTCCTGATACCACTACCACGTCACCTGCACGATATGTGTGGGCTGATGCGGTAGTTAGGGTCGCTACGTTGTTAGTCAAAGCCTTGTTAGTAATTGAGGCTGTGATAGCAGATACAGGGACTGTGTGCTCAAGCATGAGACCAAGATCTAGAGCGTCTGCCTGGTTTGCAGTTCCTACGAAGATAAATGGATCTGTAACAGCAAGGTTGCTTGTCTCAACTGTAGTTCCTGCACCACCGAAGGAGATGGTACCTACTACAGAGACGTTACCTTGGATGTTCATATCACCGTTAATACCAACGCCACCTACAACGGTGAGAGCACCTGTAGTTGGAGAGGTAGAAGGTGTTGGGATTTCAATATGGACGTTTACATCTGGGGTAATTTCCATCTGGGTGTTACCAGAGTCATAGCCACCAGCAGCAAAAACAATCTTGTTTTCTGCTCCAGAAGCACCTGTTGCGATAACTAAGTTACCGTTATAGGTGTCGTTTAGAGTGTCGTGGAAGATGTAGGCGTCTCCAGGACCGGTAATTCCGTAGGTTGTGTCATCAAACTGAGATCCTGTGATACCAAAGCCAACCCAACCAAATGAGTCATTACCGTTGTTCATGTAAGCGATAATGTCTGTGGATGAAGTTGCTGTCTGGTTCTGGAACGCAATCTGAGCAAATGAGCTTGCGTCACCTGTAATTCTAAATACAGCAGCTGGGCTAGTTAAATCTCCAGCGCCTACTGCGTAAGATTCTGCGTTTGGACCGATGTAAGCAATACCACCAGCGGTAAGGTCGCCATCAATGTCCGCTTCTCCGCTGATATTTAGGTTTCCATCTGCACCAATACCACCATCTACAACAAGAGCACCTGAGGTATTTGTAGTTGATTCGGTGTCGATTGTGATGTGAACACCCTCATTTTGGATAATCTCCATTTGAGTTGTTCCGGCGCTAAATCCACCAGCAGCAAATACGATGTTGTTACGAAGACCAGTTTCGTCAGTAGCAAATACTAGGTTTCCATCGCCTGTAGGCTTATATGTGGTTCCTGGAGGAGTTACTGGAGTAGCTTCAAGAGTTCCTACGTTAGTAGCAAAACGGAAGGTCAGGGGAGAAGGAACTAGTGTTACAGTTCTAATTCCATCAAAACCTGTACCAACACCTTCAACTCGGACAACATCTCCGGTTGTATACCCGTGCGCTGTAGCTGTTGTTAGTGTTGCTTGTCCTGAAGCCACTGCCTTTGTTCCAACAGCAAATTCTGTTGTACGTGGGGCAGACATGAAGATGTATCCATCATGTGGGCCGGTAATTCCATAAGTTACTGCGCTGAAGTCATTGCTGGTAATACCCATGTCAATGAATCCGGAATCATTTGTTCCATCAGCAGTGTAGATAATTATGTCGCCAGATGCGTTTGCGCCGTTTGATAGGTTAGCAAGAGATAGCTGAGCAAAGTCTGCGCTAGACGCTGTGTAAACTCCCATAACATCTGTAAGTCCAGCAGCCTCTTCAAATGTATCAGCAGCTTGGCCTTGAGAGTTACCTATATAAGTTTTAGTTAAATAAAGTGTGTCTGCCCAAGTTGGGTTAGTACCTGTTGTTGCAAGTACTTTGTTAGTGTTTCCAGCTTGGCTAGGAAGACCTTGTTGTCCAAGCGCTAAAATTTCTAGGTTTGCGTTTCCAAAAGCAACAGTAGATGTAGCAGTGTGCTGAGTTACTACAATGTAGGTATTGGTTCCATCTGTAACAACATCGTTTACATAGTAAAGAGTTCCGTTGGTGTACGTTCCGCGGTAGTCGATACCTTCTGTAACTAGAACCCACTTAGTTGCGTTAGTAGGAACAACGCCAGTTGCAGCATCTGTTGCTGTAAACGCGTAAAGGTTCGGCCCGTACTTGACTAAGTCGTTGTATGAGTACTCAGTCGCAGGGTTGTAGATTCCCGCCCAATTAAAGCGGATCTTTCCCAAATCTATAATCTGGGCCATTTATAATACCTCCATTAGCAAACGTCCGCCGGTTCCCCAACTAAAGGTGAGGGTGTTGTAGGTCCAAACCCAATTACGGTAATCATTAGATAGAGTAACGAATTGGTCCGGGAGACTGATTGGTTCATCGCCAAGAATTCTATCTATAACTACTGCACTAGTCTGGTTATTCTGCTTAACACCGTAAAAAGCCTGATCGACTATGTCTTCCAGGGAAGTCTGCCCTGGTCCATAGTTCAAAAGGGAGGGGGAGGCGGTCATTACTTGACTCCTTCTGTCAGGTTAACGGTTAGGTTGACTACGTCTTCTATGGGGCAGCTAGCTTTGATCACATCGCCAGTCTGTAAAACAAACTCGGTAGCTACTGGATATCGATTTACTTCCGGTTCTGAGACATCTCCGACTCGGGTGTCTCCAGATACCAAAGGCAGGACCATATATTTGGTTGTCAAAACTCTTGTTGAAGTCAACAAGAAAGTAGAGGTATTAGCAGCTCTATAAACATAAAGTTTTACTGGGAGGATGGTTCCGTAGGTGTTTGTAGCCAGAACAGAGCTTACTCGGGTTTTTGACGTTGCAGTAAAAATAGTTGTTGAGCTAGGGTCTTTATCTGTAACTTGAACGGTAACGCTTTTGGCGTTTCCAGTCTCCGCCACTGTACCCACGGGGTACGCATATCCTGGCATTTAAGCTCCTACTCCAAAAAGGATAGTTTGATTATACCTCAGACAAATTTTGTTTAATGCTTAATTCTTTGTAGTCCTGCATATCCTTTATTAAAGACTCCCAACGAACTTCGCTAGGCTCCTCATAATCTATGTTGTAGTCGTTTATTGCCCCAGGTTTGAATACCAGAGTATTCACACCTAATTTGTTGACCTTTTCCGCTAATTCTTGATCCGAGGTTACTACGCAGTCTACCGGCCCACATCCGCTCAGATACTCGATTCTTCGATAATCTGGGTCGTCCTTGGGACAAGGCAAATTGTTGTCCAAAAGCTCGTGTGATTTATAGATCTTGTTCATCCTTAACCACATGTCTGCTTCGTTCCAGTCACTGCAGAGAAGAACTACTTTTCTGCGGTCTTTTAGGGCTTCCATAAGTTTAAACCCGTAAGGTATGGGTTTTCTTCTTTTATCCCTGAGTACTCCGTCTAAGTGAATCAATATGGCCATAGGCCTAGTTTATCCGAATATTACGCTTGTAAGATCCCCTGTACAAAGAATCTAACTCCCGCAGAACCAGCAACGACTATTGAATCGGTGTTATTCACTCCAAAACGGAAAGTCTCGTAGCTATTAAACGCTGGTAGTGGGAGCTTATGTGCTATTAAGGCTCCACCTAGTTCGGTTCCGGTGGAAGTCTTAACGGTCACATAAATCTCTGCATCAGAAGATGTGGTGTTAGTAGCAATGACTGAGCATAGATAATTACCAGTAGATGTCCAAGCATTATTTCCAGAGCCAAAAGCTGCGGAAGTTGTTTGGTCATAGATTGCTAAATTGCCAATACCTGCCATGTTACGCTCCTAACCACCAAGATAATGCAAGGCTTGATGGACCTGGTGGGCCTTGTTCACCAGTTGCACCCGTAGGCCCTGTAGGTCCTACAGTTCCTGTAGGTCCAGTTGGACCAAGAGGTGCTGCTCCTGTTTCAACCCAGTATCCATCATAGAAAATAAAAATACTGCCTGTATTTGGATCAAACCACGAATCTCCCTCAACTGCTGGAGATGGTGGAGTTGAAGATGTTGTAGTCCAAGCTCCTAGTGGACCTGTGGGTCCTGTAGGTCCTTGCGATCCCGTCGGTCCTTGTGGACCAACAATCATTCCTACATCATCCCACTGTGATCCATCCCAAAGCCAAAGATGTCCGCCATCTTCTTCGACAATATACGCATCGCCCGCAGTATTTCCAGTTGATGGGAGATCTGCAATTAATGAAACAGTTCCCTTTATTACAATTGATGTTCCTTGCGGACCAGTCGGACCAGTAGCTCCGGTAGGTCCTATAGGACCAGTATCACCTACTGCTCCTGTCGGGCCTGTTGGGCCTGTTGGGCCTTGTGGTCCAGTGGAACCAGAGTAGTAAGGTGCCCAATAAGCAGTTCCTGGCGGATACCCTGGGTTTGGCCCAAGAATTCTTATAAATAATTCACCTGGGTTACCGTAAGGACTTCCAACAGGAGTACTTACAATATCTCCTACATTGTAATCAGCACCGTTGTCGTAATCGCCAACATAATTAGGAAATGTTCCCGCAGCGCCAGTAGGACCTGTTGGTCCCTCAATATTTCCAACGTTGTCCCATTCAGAATTTATATTGTCCCAAACGTATAAATTACCGTTTACAAGATAAGCATCGCCAATGTTTCCCGTTGGTTGTGCGGCAACAAGTGCAGCATAACTTGAGTAAGAACCAAGAATATTTACGCCGGTTCCTTGAGGACCCGTAGGACCAGTAGGACCTTGAGGTCCAGTTAAACCATTTGGTCCCATCAATCCCATAGGGCCAGTTGGGCCAGTTGGACCGTGTGAACCTGTTGGTCCGGTCGGACCTTGAATTCCTTGAGGACCGGTCGCTCCGGTAGGTCCAGTTACATTTGATGCAGCGCCAGTAGGGCCAGTCGGACCAGTTGCACCAACTTCACCTTGAGGTCCTGTTGGACCAGTTACAGTAGAGGCTGCTCCTGTAGGTCCGGTTGGTCCAATCTCTCCGGCTATACCTTGAGGTCCTTGTGCACCAGTCGCGCCTGTTGCTCCTGTAGCACCGGTCGCGCCAGTAGGTCCTGTAGATCCTTGTGGACCAGTTGGACCAGTTACTGTGGATGCTGCACCCGTAGGACCTGTAGATCCGGTGGGACCAGTAGGTCCAGTTGGGCCTTGAATTTGACCTACGTTATCCCAAGTGTTGCCTTCCCAAACATAGAGATCGCCGTCAATTAAATATCCGTCGCCCTTTTGCTGACCTGTAATGGACTGTAGCTGAGCGTAATTAGATAGGGTGCCCTGTATTGTTAGGCCGGTTCCCATAGGACCTGTAGGGCCCGTAGGACCAGGAATTGTAGATGCCGCACCAGTAGGGCCAGTAGCACCAGTAGCTCCTTGAGGTCCTTGAGAACCAACGGCGCCAGTCGGACCGGTTACACCTTGAGGACCTGTTGCTCCAGTTGCGCCAGTCGCTCCAGTTGCACCAGTAGGACCGGTTTCTCCACGAGCACCAGTAGGACCAGTGTTTCCAGATAAACCGATTGGACCAGTCGCACCAGTTGGGCCGGTAGGACCAGTTACGTTAGATGCTGCACCTGTTGCACCAGTAGGGCCAGTGGGTCCTTGTGAACCTGTAGGGCCTTGTGCACCGGTGGGTCCCGTTGCTCCAGCAGCACCAGTAGCGCCGGCAGCACCAGTAGGGCCAGTAATTGATTGTCCAGCAGCACCGGTTGGACCGATTGGTCCTGTTGGACCGGCAGGACCAGTAGGACCACTGCCTCCGGTACCAGGTTCAATAATAACTACAGGAGTTGAATCCTCAGTTATCTCAATAATCTCTATTTCGTCAGACACTGAAATTTCCGTTGGTAGTTGTTACTTCGGTTCTAGTAAACACCTTACCAGTTAGATATGTCTTAATTCCTCCAAGAGAATCAGTCATTTGAATATCCCAATAAGCTGTTCTAGGAAGTTTTGCTGTAACTTCTGGATCTAAGTGCAGAAGCAAGGTGTCTAGTGTGCCTCCAGGTACGGAAGCTTCTTTTGTAATCTCGAAAGTTGCAAGGATAAGCGGCCCAACTTGATTTGCTGGGTACTTTGGGAAAAGGCGGATCTGTGATAAAGGTGTAAGAGTTGCAAGATCCTTGTTGAACTTGAGTCGTAGATTGAACTCGTCTCCGCCGTATAGGGACAGATCTCTTGTTGGGACTGGGCCTTCTGGGGTAACGTCCCCGTATGTAGGCATAGATAGGAATACTCTTTGTGGCATAGATCCGTCGTCGACTTCCTGTGGACGATAAACCGGTACGTAACGGTTTGTACGACGGCTAATTCTGCGGAAGGTAAATACTTCAATCTTGTACATACCAATACCAAGCATGTTGCAAAGCTCACGGTATTGCTCTTTACGCTGTTGTACAAGCTCCATTAGCTGGCGATAACGCTCAGAACGAGGAATAGAAACGCCGTCTGGAGAAATAATGTCAATATCAAACGCTGCATCAGTAGCTAGCGTGTATAGAGCCATAGTAGAGGCCAAAATTACGAGGGGATACTCATCAATTGGTGGAAGAGTAGTTAGTGTTGCTCTAGCACCATTGCTATCGGTGGTGCTTCTAGCGTGCTCATTAAACGCAGTTGTTACGTAATACTCAATCTCAGAGTCTGTAAAGTACTTGTAGTTAGTACCAGAAATGGTTACTGTGGCTCCAGCTACAGGTACTGTAGCGAGCTCAACCATACCCACAACCTCTTCTACAACTGAGGTGCTGGACACGTTAGTGTTGTTTACTTTGATTACTAGATTAGATGCCTTGACTGGGGCGTAAGTAAGTTGAAAGCGCTTACTAGAGCCGTCAGCCTCGAAGGTCTCAACGAATGATCGGCCAATATCACCGATTTCAGCTCTAAGTCTGTCAGAAAGCGCTGCTAGAGTGGCCACTAAATCCTCCGGCTCATCCATCTAATCATCCAATAATTTTGGATGTAAGTCTTACTAAAAATAAGAAGCCCACTCCAACAGGAGGGCGTTTGTCGGAGTGGGCGACTTAGTGGAGGCTAATTAAAGCCTGTCGTAGAGATAACCCTTTTCTTGAAGATGTTGGGCTACCTGCTTGGACACCTTGTACTTTTGACCAGCTTTGAAAGAGTAATTATTACCCACGCCGATCGTTACAAAGTCCAAATCTTCCGCTACTCGGATTACTGTTGAATCATCTGCGGTGGTAACACCAACGCTTTCGACTTCATCAATAACAGTAGGAACGCCTGGAACTGTCAGGTCTACTACTTCAGTTTCTAAACGAACTGCGTCAATTGCTGTAGCAATTGACATTTCTTCAGATCGCTTTGCTAGAGCTTCAGCGTTTGCTTTGATTAGCTCTTCGCGTTGACGTCCTGTGACGTCTGTTACTTTTGCTTTTGCCACGATTAGTATTCTCCAATGTTTGTGTTGGGGGGCGAGCAAGCCCGCCCCCTAACGAGTTTAAATTAGTTGGTTTCTGCCAAGACTACAGACTGGTCAGTGATTAGACCGAGACCGTAGATTGCGTACCAAGCAAGCGCATGCTCACGACCGAAGTCGAGGATACCGCCATCGCGGAGTTCGACTGGGAGGGAGATTGCGTGACCAAATGCATTGTCACCAATAAAGATTGCTGTGTAGCGATCCTTGTTACCGTTACCGGTCTTTGTTACTGGAGTGGTGTAACCGCCACCAGTTGGGTAGACAATTGAGCCAGGAGCAACAGCAGTATCAGTTGTGTAACCTGAACCTGCACCGTTTGTTACCTTCTGGATCTGTGTGGTCTCAATGAATACTGTGTCGTATAGACGACCAATCTCACCGAGCATGAAGTTACCAGGAGCAGCGTACTTAGTTACTTCGATGAACTCTGGGAGGTCACGAAGACGACGGCTCTGGTGTGGGTGGACGAACGCAACATATGTTTCGCCCAACCGTGGGATGTTCTTGGTTGAGAGAGTCTCTACAGCATCCTTAACTGTTGCAGTTGTTAGATGGAAGTTACCTGTCAAGGAAGCACGTGAAGTTCCAACGGTTCCTGAGGTATACCAGTCGTTGACAGCAACGTTAGCAGAACGATCATAACCGTAAATAACGGAAGATGCTGCCATGAGTGTGTCACGAGCCTGGCCGTCGAGATAAAGGGCCATGTTACGGCCTAGCAAACGTGAAGCTGATGCCATCACGTCATCGAAGGATGCGTTAAGTAGAAGCTCAGAAACTGCAATTGCATAACCGTGCTCAGCAACAGTAATTGAGAACTGCTGTGCGGTTAGTGCCTTAGTTTCCATGCGAACACCTTCGACCAATGCTGATGCAAAGC